ACTGTAGGACTTTTCTGCCAGCCAATGCGGTGATGCGCTGAGATACTAGCGAAATCCGCAATATCTCCATTGAGAATCACAATCTTTGGTTTCAGATACTTTACAAATTCAACAAAGCCTCGGTGAGCTGTCGTAACGTACTCTGGGTTGTAGTGGCAATCAGAGCCAACTAAGATGACACCATTATCGATGGTGACATTAGCTTGCATCTGCTCATCAGGAATGTAAATCTTAGGTTGGCCAGAGGGTGACAGAGCATCTAGAACAATATCGTATTTATTTTCTATTATTCTGCGCCTCTTCATAACATTGCGATTGCTAAGACCAATAGCCAAACTCACCTTTTCGGGGGATTGGTGCTGTTTCCAAGCCGCAATAAATTCTTCGTCACTACACGCTTTTCGTACCATGACATACCTTATAATGATAAAGTTAGCTTATATTAACTGAAAAGTGTTAAAAATCAATGGCTAAAACAAAAGAAATGTCAAGTAAGCAGATACCGACTACTGGTATTAGCTTAGATTTTTCCAAATCCCCAGAGGTTTATAAGTTCCTAACGAGCAATGCATTCGTGCGTGGGATGATGGGTCCAGTAGGGTCTGGCAAGTCTTATGCTTGCGCTGCTGAGGTGTTCATCAGAGCCATTCAGCAAAAGCCCTCCCCTATCGATGGTGTCCGATATACCCGTTTTGTCATTGTACGCAATAGCTACCCCGAACTCAAGACAACCACAATTAAGACGTGGCAAGACCTTTTCCCAGAGAATACCTTTGGGCCAATGCTCTATACCCCACCCATTACCCACCACATCCGACTACCGGCAAGGGATGGAGCTGCGGGTCTCGATTGCGAGGTAATCTTCTTAGCGCTTGACCAACCAAAAGACGTTAGAAAGCTATTATCCCTAGAGCTAACAGGGGCATGGGTTAACGAGGCACGAGAGTTGCCCAAGGCTGTAATTGATGGCCTTACACACCGAGTAGGTAGATACCCTACCAAGCGAGATGGTGGCGCTAGTTGGCATGGCATCTGGATGGATACCAACCCCATGGATGATGACCATTGGTGGTTTAGGATGGCCGAGAAAGAAAAGATGACAGGACCATATGCTTGGAAGTTTTACAAGCAACCTGGCGGGGTTATTGAAGTCGGCAAAGACGATCTGCCCGAAAACCCAGAGGCCAATGACTGCATCTTCTCAGCGGGTAAGTGGTGGCAGCTAAACAAGAAGGCTGAAAACGTAGCCAATCTACCGGCTGGCTACTATCAGCAGATGCTCTTGGGTAAGAATCTAGATTGGATCAGATGCTACGCAGAGGGCAAATATACCTATGTCCAAGAGGGCAAGTCGGTTTGGCCTGAATATGACGATAACATCATGTCTGGAGAGACAAGTTTGGACAACTCTGTGCCGATCCAGATTGGTCTTGACTTTGGTTTAACCCCCGCTGCGGTGATTGGGCAGAGGTTGCCTAGCGGTAGGTGGCAAGTAATTGACGAGATTGTTACCTTTGACATGGGATTGGAGCGCTTTGGCCACCAACTCGTGGCTGAAATCAACGCAAAGTACCCAGGAATGCAAGTATTGGTGTGGGGCGATCCAGCCGGTATGGCTAGGGATGCGATCTATGAGGTAACGGCCTTTGACTTTTTAAGGACTCTTGGCCTCAAGGCACAGCCAACCCCATCAAACGATTTCAAGGTTCGCAGAGAATCCGCTGCTGCGCCCATGCAACGTCTTATTAACGGCAAGCCGGGGCTGATGGTTGACAGTAAATGTAAGCTACTACGCAAGTCTCTAGCGGGTGGATACCATTTCAAGCGGGTATCAGTTGGCTCTGGTCAAGAGCGTTTTAGGGATAGCCCAAATAAAAACGAACACTCCCACGTTGGCGATGCCTTTGGATATCTCTTGCTCGGTGGCGGTGAATACAAGCGGATGACTCGCCCAGGGGATGTGTCATCTAAAACATATGTTGCCCAGACTGTGGCCAACAGCGACTTTGATATATTCTCAAGATGAAAGTGACTATACCCTACGAGGTATTAAACGAGGAGATGCATCCCAAGAGAGGGGTGTTTTATCTGCCATTCGTTATTGACCACTTTGACCAGCTCGATACCACTCAGCCAGAGCTGTTGGCTGTGGCTAGGGGCTATGACCTCAGATCCATGATATACAGCCAATCCATGCTTGGCGCAGCGGTTACCGCTTTCTACCGCAATAAACCGATAGCCATATTTGGAGTTGTATTCTTTTGGGGTGGAGTTGGCGAGATGTGGAGCATCTTTGACAATCAGGCTAGAGAACACCCAGCATCCATGCTCAGATGTGGCAGATCCTTTGTAGATATCGCAACACGATATCTCAACTTGCATAGATTGCAAATAACTGTTAGAACTGACGATATTCGGGCAATACGTTATGCGAAAGCATTAAGGTTTGAGACCGAAGCGGTTTTAAAGATGTATGGCCCTGACAAGGTTGATTACTTACTAATGACGAGGTATTAAATGGGTGGACTATTTGGTGGATCTCCAGATACCAGCGGTGCTGAACGAGCAGCTGCTGAGACTAAGGCAGAAAACGAAAGAATTAGGGCGCAAGCTGAAGAAGAAAAGCGACAGCTCGCAGAGCAAAACGCAGCTCGTGCTAAAGCAAGAGTTCGTGGCGGTAGCCGTATGTTGTTATCCGATACACGTTTAACCCCAGAGACAGGCATTCAAACGCTTGGCTCTAACGAAATGAAAGTGAGCTAATCATGGGTGGAGTATTTGGAGGCGGTGGCGGTGGTGGATCTGTAAAAGCTCCTGAGCCAAAGCCAGAGCCAGTAGTTGAGAAACCAACACAGGCACAGGAAGAGGCTGGCGCAAGAATGCGTGGCGCAAGACGTAGAGGCCGTCAACTTCTTTCTGATTCACGTCTAAACCCAGAGATGGGTATGCAAGAAACTTTAGGTGGAGGAAATAGCCTTGGATAATAAAGCGAAGATGCAAAAGAAAGTAGCCAAAGTCATGCGTGAATACAAGGCTGGCGGTCTACATTCTGGTAAGGGTGGCCCAGTTGTCAAATCTCAAAAGCAAGCCGTTGCAATTGCAATGAGCGAGGCTGGAATGGCTAAGAAAAAATGAAAGAAGTCTGGGAAAAAGAAAGACCAAAAGGTTTAGGTAAGCCTGAAAAGTTGTCTCCCATGCAGAAGGCTGCTGCTAAAGCGATGGCAAAGAAGGCGGGCAGACCATATCCAAATCTTGTAGACAACATGAGAGCTGCTAAATAATGGAACAATTTACGAGTGGCAAACGCTGTCCACCAGTTTTGATGGACAAAAGTATGAGTATTGCTAATCATAAAATTTGTATCATTAAAGCAAATCTTGGACCAGCAAATCCAAAAATGCCAGAGGTAATTTTTTGGTTAATGAAGTCTGCTAAATGGAATGTTAGTGAATATGCTGCAAGAGAGATGGTTTGTGGCAACTGCGGTCATTATTGGAAAACAAAATTCATTGATGAGTGCATGAAAAAATATGAACAAGTAACACCACCAGAAGTTGATCCATCTTGGGTTGATACAAATGAGTCTGGCGGGTACTGTGATGAATGGGATATTCCATGTACATCATCTAGAACTTGTGATACATGGGAACCTGGTGGGCCAATTACTGATGCAAAAGGTAAAAATCCATTTGAAAGCATGGATGAGGAACAGGATTAATGGCTATTATTGTCCAGCGGGAGTCTGATAACACCAAATCAATATTTGTTACACCAACGTATATTGATAAGGATGGTAACCAGCTTGTTGCTGGATCAGAGAAGCCATTTGTTATGGCTGATGTTAACCATGTCCGACTACATGAAGGTCGTGCATTTAAAGCATATCGCATTTATCCAGATGCAACAAAACTAGCAAATGGGGCAAGTTGCAATATAGCAATTGCATGGGCTAGTGGTGTATATGCACATTTATTAATAGATGCAAGTTGCGGTGGTAATGCTGAATTGTATATGTATGAAGGTGCAACTGTATCTGGTGGCACATCATTCACAGCAATTAAAAGAAATAAAACAAGCGCAACAACAAGTCAATCAGCAATATTGATTAACCCAACTGTAACAGTAACTGGAACTGAAATTGATGCAGAACTTGTTGCTGGTGGCGCTGGTAAAAAATCTGGCGGTGGTGGATCTAATGCTTTAGAAGTGGTATTAAATCCATTAACAACATATTTATTTAGATTAACTAATGTAAGTGGCGCTGCTCAAATGGCTGAATTATTTTTAGAGTGGTACGAATGACATTAAAAAAATATCAAAACCCAAAGGGTGGTCTTAACGAGGCTGGGCGCAAATACTTTGAGCGCAAAGAAGGTGGCAACCTACAAGCCCCAGTTAATGGTGGAACCAACCCAAGAAGGGTATCTTTTGCTGCTCGCTTTGGTGGGATGGCTGGTCCTTTAGTAGATGAGAAAGGCAGACCAACTCGCTTAAAGAAAGCGTTGCAAGCGTGGGGATTCGGTAGCAAAGAGGCAGCTCGTAACTTTGCAAATAGACACAAAAAGGATTGATATGGCTGAAATGATGAGATTAAAACCCGAAGACATCCTCAAGCGCCACGATATTGCGTTGCGTAAGAAAGAGGATTTTAGAGACCTATACGATGAGGCATATGAGTTCGCTCTGCCACAGCGTAATCTCTATGACGGCTATTACGAAGGTAAGGTTGGCGGTGCTAAGAAGATGAATCGTGTGTTTGATGCAACCGCTATTAATTCGACTCAGCGCTTTGCCAACCGCCTACAATCAGGAATATTCCCACCACAGCGTAAATGGTGCAGATTAGAAACTGGACCAGATATTCCAGAAGACCGCAAGGCAGAAGCCTCAGCAGCTCTTGATATCTATGCAGACAAGATGTTTGCAACTCTCAAGCAGTCTAACTTTGACATTGCGATGGGTGAGTTCTTGCTTGACCTAGCAGTTGGTACAGCGGTAATGATGGTTCAGCCTGGTGATGACACATCCCCAATCAACTTCATTCCTGTGCCACAGTTCTTGGTTGCCTTTGAAGAGGGCGCTAATGGTCAGGTAGACAATGTATACAGACGTATGCGTATTAAGGGTGAGGCAATCATTCAGCAATGGAGAGATGCCACAATCCCATCCGATCTACAGCAGAAGATTGACCAAAAGCCAACAGAAGACTTTGAGTTGATTGAGGCTACAGTATTTGATCCAAAGCGTGGTGACTTTTGCTATCACGTTATCCACAAAGAATCTAAGCAAGAGCTGGTCTATCGCAGACTCAAGAAGAGTCCTTGGGTAGTCAGTCGCTATATGAAGGTGGCCGGTGAGATATATGGCAGAGGCCCATTGATTACTGCGTTGCCTGATATCAAGACATTGAACAAAACACTAGAGCTAGTATTGAAGAATGCATCTTTAGCTATATCTGGTGTGTATACAGCTGCTGACGATGGAGTTCTTAACCCAGCAACTGTCAAGATTATCCCAGGAGCAATCATCCCTGTAGCCAGAAACGGAGGCCCACAGGGAGAGTCACTAAAGCCATTGCCACGAGCTGGTGACTTTAATGTGGCTCAGATTATCATGGGAGACCTACGAGGGAACATCAAGCGCATACTACTAGACGAGAGTTTGCCTCCCGATAATATGTCTGCTCGCTCCGCAACAGAAGTCGTAGAGCGCATGAAGGAGTTGAGTCAGAACCTCGGATCCGCATTTGGCCGATTGATTAACGAGACCATGATTCCGCTTGTATCTAAGATACTGCAAGTAATGGATGACAGAGGCATTATCGATATGCCTTTGCGTGTGAATGGTCTAGAAGTTAAGGTAGCGCCAGTTGCCCCATTAGCTATGGCTCAGAATATGGAAGACGTAACCAACGTCATGCAGTTCGTGCAGATGGCTCAAGGCTTTGGACCAGAGGGTCAGGCAACACCTAAGATGGGCGAGATTACAGACTACGTTGCAGACAAGTTAGGCATCCCAACAAGGTTGCGTAATGACTCAGCAGAGCGCCAATACAATCTCCAGCAGATTGCTCAACAGGCAGCTCAGGTTGCCGAACAAAACCCAGAGGCTGTACCCGAAATGCTGAAAATGGCTGGAGGCTAATAGATGAATGTTGACGGATGGGCTGGCTTAGAAAGTGTAGTTACAGATATTCGTGATGTTGACCAATCAGTAGAAGACCTAAACAAATTATGCCTCCGAGTTCTCAGCTCAGAGGATGGCGAAAAACTAATGAAGTGGTTAAGAGCCACTTTGTTAGAGCAGCCAGTTGCCTTGCCTGGCGCTGATCCTAGTTATGCTTTTTATCGAGAAGGACAAAACAGCGTGATTCGGGATCTTGAAGCAAGGATTAATAAAGCGAGGAAAATGTAAAAATGGAAACTACCGAAGCAGTCCAGCCCACAGAGGATGGTGGCCTACTGGACTCAGTAACAACTGAGGACAGCCAAGGTACAGAGCAGCAAAACCCAGAAGCATCACAGATATCTCATTTAGCAGAGCAAGAGGATGACACTCCGCTAGATCGGCCTGATTGGTGGCCTGAGAACTTTTGGAAGAAAGACGATGCAGCCCCCGATCTTGAGGGCATAGCAAAATCGTGGATGGACTTGCGTAAGCAGATATCGCAAGGCAAACACAAGGCTCCAGCAGATGGCAAATACGATGCATCCGCATTTGGTGCAATTCCAGAGAATGACCCAGTTCGTAGCCACGTCTTGGATTGGGCTAAGGAAAATGGGATATCGCAACTCGCCTTAGATAGTTTGGTTGGCAAAGTGGTTGGCATGAGTGCAGAGAAAGTAGAAACTGTCACTAGATCACTTGCTGAAGAAAAGGCAGCTCTTGGTCCTAACGCAGATGTCATTATTAAAGGAATGACAGATTGGGCTAGAGGCCTTGTAAACAAAGGGGTTTGGGGTAAAGATGACTTTGAAGAGTTTAAGTACATGGGCGGTACAGCCAAGGGCTTAAAGGCTTTGATGAAATTGCGTGAGACTTATGAAGGCTCTCGTATCCCCACCGAGTCAGTACCCATTGAAGGTGCGCCATCAAAAGATGAGTTGTACCAGATGGTTGGTGATCCTAAGTACAAGACAGATCCAGCCTACCGAGCCAAAGTTGAGCGAATGTTTGCTCAGAATTTCGGCTAAAATAAGGAATCTCCTCACGAGAGTGACCCTCCCCCCGGTGCAGTTTGCCGGGGGTTTTTTCATCAACATTTAGTAAAAATTAAAAATATGCAACTAGATGTTGTATTTTTTCTACATTTCTGCTAGAAACTCATTAAGGCATACCATTTAATTGGCCCTTGATGCAGATTAATCTGACGATTGGCTACCGCAAGTAGCAAGCGTAGGCCCTGGCAACAGGCACACCAAAGCAAAAACCCAATTTATTTTTTTACCTTTTAGGAGAAATACATGAGCATTTCATTATCTAATGCCTTTGTAACTCTATTTGATGCTGAGGTAAAACAGGCTTTCCAGGGCAAGGCTATGCTGGTAGGTGCTGTTCGTCAGCGCAGAGGAGTTGAAGGCTCTACTGTTAAGTTCCCCAAGGTTGGTAAAGGTGTGGCTACCCCACGCATTACCCAATCTGATGTAACCCCATTAAACGTAGCATTTAGCAACGTAACTTGCACATTGCAAGATTGGAACGCTGCTGAATACAGCGACATTTTTGCTCAAGCTAAAGTCAATTTTGACGAGCGCCAAGAGTTGGTACAAGTATTGTCCAACGCTATCGGCCGTAGACAAGACCAGCTGATCCTTGATGCATTGTCTACATCTAGCACTTCTTTGACTGTTTCTAACGATATCGGTGGTACTGATACCAATATGAACGTAGCAAAGTTGCGTGAAGCTAAAAAGTTGTTGGATAAAAACAACGTACCTCCAGAGGGCCGTCACATTATCCTCCACGCAAATGGTTTAGCATCGTTGTTGTCTGAGACAGCAGTAACCAGCTCTGACTTCAATACTGTTAAAGCACTTGTTGCCGGTGAAATCAATACGTTCTTAGGCTTTACTTTCCATATCCTTGGTGACCGCTCTGAGGGTGGCCTAGCAGTTGATGGTTCTTTAGACCGCACTTGCTTTGCTTTCCACAAAGATGCCATCGGCTATGCAGAAGGTATTGCCCCACGCACCGAAATTAATTACATCCCTGAGAAGACCTCGTTCCTCGTGAACAGCATTTTCTCTGCTGGTGCAATTACTATCGATGCTGAAGGTATTGTCCAAATCACCGCTCGTGAATCTTAATCTAAGGAGAGACTGATATGGCATATTCTGCTGATGGTTTAGTAACTGTATGTGCATCGAAGGCTGGTAATGCTCCATCGATGTATTTGTATAAAACCGCTGACACGCAAGCAACTGTAAATACCTCTGGGTATTTCAATGCAATCTCGTCAATGGTTAAAATTGGTGACATCATTTTTGTTTACGACACCACAACCCCATCTTTAGTGCTGACTTATGTTCGTGCTAATAGTGCTGCTGGTGTAGTTGATATTGCTGATGGCACAACTGTAAGTGCAACCAATACTGACTAACAGTATTTAGTATCAAGGTGGGCTATTGCTGGCAAAACTGGCGATAGCCCATTCTTACATTGGAGATTTAAATGGCAGCTGGCGATACCGCATTATCAATTTGTTCTGATGCTTGCGTAATGTTAGGCGCAAAGCCCATCTCCTCGTTTGATGAAGGAACTGATGAGGCATCGATTGCAGACCGCTTATATTCGGATATCCGCAATCAAGCACTCATGCTTTACCCTTGGTCATTTAGCTTTAAAAAGACCTCTATTGCACGATTGGTAACAACCCCTACCAATGAGTACCGCTACGAATATCAACTGCCTGGAGACCGCTTAGGATCGCCCAGAGCAGTATATGACACAAGTGCTGTTGGCATCCCACCACGCAAAGAATACAGAATCATGGGCAGCAAGTTATTGACTGACTATGAGGCGGTTTATATTGATTATCAATATGCCGTACCCGAATACGATATGCCTAGTTATTTTGTGCAGTTGCTCAAATATATGATGACTTGGCATCTTGCTTTACCTATTACGGATCAGACCGAGAAAAGCCAGTATTGGCAATCTGTCGCCATTGGATCACCAGCCGAGAATGGCAGGGGTGGATACCCAAGACAAGCTATGAATATTGATGGCCTTAACCAGCCAACCAATGCGATTAACGATTTCTCACTTATTGCTGTGAGGTATTAATGGCTCGCTTTGTCTCTATCCAGACAAACTTTTCTACAGGCGAGTTAGACCCATTGCTCCGAGCAAGGGTTGATTTAGCAGCCTACTCTAACGCATTAGAAGAGGCCACCAATGTGGTCTGCCAGCCACAAGGTGGCATTAGACGTAGACCCGGCACAAAGTATATTGCTGCATTGCCAAATACAAGTACAGATTCTGCTGCTAACGGTACACGTTTAGTTGAGTTTGAGTTCAGCACATCGGATTCCTATATGCTTTGTTTTACGCATAATCGGATGTATGTGTTCAAAAACAAGACTCTTATTACAAACATTAATGGCTCTGGTAACCCATATCTCAACACATCGTCAGTTGGCTTAACTGGCGCACGTTTAACAAATATCGTTTGGACTCAGTCGGCCGATACATTGATTGTGGTTCATCCAGATATTAACCCAGTAAAAATTGTAAGAGGAGGTACTGATGCTACCTGGACTGCTTCTGCTATTACCTTTGATTCTATTCCGAAGTATGCTTTCACCGCTTCTTTTTCTAATCCAGCCGGTACGCTAACACCATCTGCTGTATCTGGTAAGGTTACGTTGACCGCATCGTCTAGCGTGTTTACATCTGGTAGCGTTGGCCAATACGTCAACGCATCTCCACAAGGCAGAGCCAAGATTGTTAAATACACATCTGGCACGTCAGTTGATGCAATTACTGAGTTTCCATTTTTTAACACATCAGCAATTGCTAATGGTTCATGGGAATACGAGTCAGGTTATGAGGCTGTTTGGTCAAGCGGTAAAGGCTGGCCACGCTCTGTAACATTCCATGAAGGCCGTCTGTACTTTGGTGGATCGAAGTCTCGCCCATCAACCATATGGGGTTCTAAGGTTGGATTATTCTTTGACTTTGACCCAACAGAGGGTTTAGATGATGATGCTGTAGAGGCAACTCTAGACACCAACACATTTAACGCTATCGTTGACATTATCTCTGGCCGAGATTTACAAGTGTTTACTACAGGAGGTGAGTTCTATGTTCCCCAAAATGGTCTTGACCCAATTACTCCAACGAATTTCTTTGTTAAAACAGCAAGCCGTAACGGCATTAAAGAAGGTATTCGGGTTCAGCAGTTAGAGTCTGGTACATTGTTTGTACAGAGACAAGGAAAGGCATTAAATGAGTTTGCTTATACTGATACGCAACTTACATACGTCACACAAAAGATATCGCTTCTTGCTGGGCATCTCTTACGGACTCCATCTCGCATGGCTTTGCGTAGGTCTGTGGCTACTGACGAAAACGACTTACTGCTAATTACTAATAGCGATGACGGCACAATGGCCGTATTCTCGTTATTAAGAGCGCAAAACGTAATCGCCCCATCAGAGTTCACTACAGTTGACGGATCCTTTGTTGATGTGGGTGTGGATATTTCAACCATCTACACAATAGCAAAGCGCAATGTAAACGGCACATTCCAATACTACGTTGAGGCTTTTGACAATGATTTGTTAACAGACTCATCTAAAACTGGTGGAGCTGCTGCATCCGTCTCAATGAGCCATGTAGCTACAGAGACAGTTAACGTCATTCTTGATGGATCTGTACAAGCTGACCAAGCAGTACCAGGCGGTGGCACAGTCACATTCCCACGTTCATCGGCTACAAAATACGAGGTTGGTTTACCAATTACAGTACGAGCTGTAACCATGCCAGTTGACCTAAAGCTACAGACAGGCACACGCATTGGATTTAAGAAGAGAATTGTTGAGGTTAACGCATTGGTTGCCAACACCCAACACTTAAAGATTAATACAATCCAAGTACCATTCAGAGCGTTTGGCGATATTCTTGATGAGGCAGTTGACGAATACACAGGCACAAAGACATTGCATGGCATATTGGGTTACACGACAGAGGGCAAGATTACAGTTGAGCAAGACGTGCCATTGAAGATGACCTTGCTCGGTTTAGAGTACAAAGTAGCAACACACCAGGGGACATGATATGGAAGTAGCAGCCATAGCCTTAATGGCCGTTAGCGCAGCCGGATCCATCAAGGCTGGACAAGACCGCAATAAGATGTATCAGATGCAAGCCAAGCAAGCAGAGGTTGAGTCTGACCGCAGAGCTGTGCAGTATGAGTTACAGGCTAACGAGATTCTTAGACGTACTAACCAAGCTAACGCAGCTGTAGTGGCTCGTGGCTTTGCTGGTGGCACACAAGGCTTTGAGGGATCTGCGGGATTGATACAGCAAGTAAATAATACTAAGGGTGGCAAAGAGTTTGTGTTTGCTTTGTCTAATGCAGATATGACAAAACGTAGCGGTCTTATCCAATCAAGCCTGTATCAAGGTGCTGGACAGATTGCTGAACAGGCTGGTTACTTTGATGCTGCTGGTAAATTGGGTTCTGCTGGATTTCAATATGCAAAACTTGGTGGGCCTCCTAGCACCCCTAGCGCAAGGGTTGATTTAGCTGGCGCTGATTTTTAATTTAAAGAGATTAAAGTAATTATGGCAGAACTTCCACGCTACCAATCAACTGGCTATTTGCCAGCAGACGTTCCACGTCTAGACTTTGCTAATATCAAAGAGTCAGTTGCTATGACTCAAGGCATTAATGCAT